GGACTACATTTTAAAGGAGCTAATTTAAATAACACTCTAGTTCAAAGTTATCACCAAGTTGTCAATCATATGCGTAAGGCAAGGTCACCATCATTGCCATTACGAAATCAATTTGATCATACTTTAGCTGAGGCATTTTGGCTAAATACAAGTATGGAAAATATAGTACCTGATTTTGACAGCGCTTTAATTGATGGCGAAGTGTCACTGCAAGGTTTGACATTTCAAGCACCTATTAAAGCACCAAAATTCAGAGGTCATACTGCATATGGTGCTGCCTCATCAGATGCTACAACATCTATTGGACATATTGCACCTGCAATGGATGGAGCTGATATAATAGATGAAGGCGATATGTATCTATTTGATGAAATATATGCAGAGCTTACAACAGGCGGTAATGCTACAATGTCACTTGCTGATATTGAGTTGGCAAGAAAAACAGCCGGATTTGCAAAAATTCGCGAAAAGTATAACGGACTGGACGATGAAATTATCGACATGTTAATGTCTGGAATTAGAATGCCAGAAACGGCTATGCAACAGCCAATATTATTGGCAAAACAAAGAGCAATGATTAGTTATAATCAGCGATATGCAACAGATGGCGCAAATTTAGATAAATCAGCTACAATTGGTTCAGCCACAGTTGATTTAAATATCAGATTACCACAAATGAATTGCGGTGGTACATTAATGATATGTGCATCTATAATGCCAGAACGGTTATTTGAACGTAAAAAAGATCATTTTTTACATATGTCTGATCCAGATGAATTGCCGAACGCATTACCAGATATGCTTGATCCAGAGCAAATTCGCGTGGTCAAAAACAATGAAATTGATATTGAACATGCAACGCCTGACGCCACATTTGGTTACGCTCCAATGAATTCACATTGGAAACGCGATATGGCAAATGTGGGCGGTAAATTTTACCGACCTGCAAATGATGCTTATACAGAAGATAGAAGTCGAATATGGAGCGTAGAAACGCTTAACCCGACTTTAAATGAAACTTGGTATTTATGCCAAGGTCTTCATAAAAAGCCGTTTGCGGATCAATTAGCTGATAGCTTTGAAATAAGCTTATTAAGCGACATTAATATCGTTGGAAATACACAATTCGGAGCACCTCTAACTGAGGGCGACGGAGATGACAGCGATTATGAACACATTACTGATCAAGTGCAATTAGCACGAATAGAGAAGTAATGAAATTGACGGGGTAGCCCCTCCCCTGCCCCGTCAAACAAATCAAAAAAAAGGAAAAAGCAATGAACAGAATACAATATGGTAATATTTCAGAATGGTCACCAGTAAAAAACGGACAAACAATCAATTTTGAAACAAATCGTCCAACACGATTTAAATTTGAATGTACAACAAATTCACTTGCTGAAATTTGGGTATCAAATAATAAAAATATGAAAGACGCAAAATTGGTTGGAATGTTTACAAATTATACAAAAGTAGAATTTGCAACATTAGAAACAGCTTATGTTCTTATAAAGGCAGATAAAGAATCTGATACTTTTGTAAAACTGCGCGATATACAGCAAATCGTTGAAAATACCGATTTAGCTTCATACACAAATATCGAGCCAAGAACACGCGGACAATCATCTGATATGGAAAAAGTAATGAAGTATGTTCAAATAAATGAACAACGCCGTGAACGTGAATTAAACGCGGAAAGAGCTGAGTTACGACAAGCAATGGCTAAATTGCAACCACAAGTAATCGACGGTGTAGACGTACCACCACTTAAAGAAGAAAGCTTACTAAAAGAGGAAGCAAAAAACGATGAAACCACCGAATAAGTGGTTTAGATGGATACGGTTTCTTGACCGTATCCATTATTTCAATCGTGAGGAACCATTGGTACATAAGGATCATATAGACGCTATGAGGTCGCTTGCCGACCCAGAAGCAATGAAACAATTTAAATATAAACAAATGCATACAACTCTAGATTTTGAGGGGGTACACCCTGATATTATAAAATTCTGGAAGTCTGTGCATAAAGCAATGAAATTGCGTGCTATACCAGTTCGAGCCTTCGAATTGAAGCGCTCACACGCGCGTCAACAAGAATTGTATGACCAGGGAGTGTCAAAGGCAGTGCCTGGACAAAGCGCGCATAATTACGGCTGTGCAATTGATATAATTCACTCAAAAAAAGCATGGAATTTAAGCAAAAAACAATGGGATTGCATGGTCGCCATTCAGAAAGAATGTGCGCGAAAATGCAATGTAAAATTAATCAGCGGAGATGATTGGGATTTTTGGGACCCTGCACACTGGGAACTAAAAAATTGGCGCCAAATATGCGCGCCACAAATAAGGGTGTTAACAAAAAAGCAGCTTGAAACTCAAGCTCA